ATAATCGCCGGCCACACGACCGCCTTGAGCACAAACGCGATCCCGGCGAGCACCGCGGCGATCGGTGCAATCACGGCCGCGAGCATGGTCACCTTGCCAATGATCCCGACGAGCACCCGAACGCCTCGCTTGCCGAGCACCGACTCGAGCGCCCGGCCAACCGACTTGATCGTGTCGACGACCGCGTTCCAAGCGTCTTTCATAAACTGGATCGCGTCCATGATCCCCTGTGCGACTGCAACGACAGTCTCGCCGTATTTTTCGGTCAACTTGTTGACAACCGCCTGTTGATCCGCTCCCTCCTTTTGTGCCGCCTTGAGACCTTGCACGGCATACAGAATGTTATTGAGACCCGCCGTTGCCTCGGTGACCGTGCCTCGCATTCCCTCGCCGAGTCCCGAAAACAATTCGATCGAGAGACCCTCGACCGATGCCGCCATCATTTTGAGTTGCCCCTTGAGAGAGGCGAGACGGGTTTGCGCCATCTTGTCGGCGACGCCGGAGGCTTGCTCGAGATCCGAAACCATTTCGGCGATCGATTGCTCGCCGGCTTGCATGAGTGCGGCGAACGCCTTTTGTCCGCGGATCCCGAAAATCTCGGTCATGATCGCCGCGCGATCAACCGAGCTTGTCATGCCTTTGAGCTTTGACGAAAACTGCCCGACGATATCGGAGATCGGCTTGAGAGTGCCGTCGGTATTCTCGAGCTCGATCCGAAACTTCTTCATTATCTTTTTGGCTTTCTCACTCGGTTTCGTGAGCTTGACCATCATGTTTGTAAAGGAGGTGCCGCCGATCGATCCCTTGAGACCCGCGTCGCCGAGCTTTCCGAGCACGGCCGCGGTTTCCTCGGCACTCATGCCCATGACTTTCGCTTGCGGCGCCGCGTATCGGAACGCGTCGCCGAGTGAGGTCACGGTGACATTGGTCCGCGCCGAGGTCATTGCGAGCACGTCGGCAAGTTGCGTCGAGTCTTTGAACGATCGTCCCATTGCCCGGGTGATATTGGCGACGATCATTGCCGATTCTTGATACGACACGTTCCCCGCGGCCGCGAGGTCGAGCACTCCCTTGATCCCGCCGACATTCTCCTCGACAGTCGCACCGGCTCGAGCGAGCTCTTGCATTGCGTCGGCCGCTTCGCTCGCGGAGAAAGCGGTGATGATCCCCATCTCTTTAGCTTTCGCCGTGAGTTGCTCCATTGCGTCGGCCGGGGGATTCTTACCGGCAACAACAACGGCACCGAGATCGGCCATGCCTTGTTCAAAGTCGGCCGCTTGCTTGACGCCGGCGCCGACGACGACCGTTGCTCCGGCCGTCGCCATTGCAACGGAACGCATTGACTGCCCGAACTTGTCAATCTTGTCGCCGGCCTTGACGAAAGCCTGCCCGATTCTCTGCGCGGCACGAGTCGCGGCCGACTCGGTCCGGCCGATCGCGGCTGTCGCGTCGCCCGTCGACTTTGTGAAACGGCCCATTGCATCCCGGGCCTGTCCCATGCCCTTGACCGCTCCTCGCGGGTTGACGTTGATTTCCGCGCCTAGACCGACTTTCGTGAGCGCCACTTGATCAACCTCCTAGAAAAAACGCGACATGCGCGGGCGACTCTTGAGCTCCTTTGCAAGTCGTTTCAACAACCATAACCTCTCTCTCGAGGTCATGCCGAGGAGGTCTTGAAACGTGATCCCCGGCAGGTAATACATGAACACGAACGCCTCCTCGAGGAGATCCTCCTCCTTTCTCAACTCGAGGAAGGTGCGAAAAAATCATCGGTCGCCCATTCGATCGCGTGCTCGAAAGGTGCTCCGCATGAGGTGCACTTGCCCTCGACCGACATGGTCGGGCCGATCGGTCGATCGTTGATCAGGGTTGTGATCCGCTCGAGATCGTATTTCGTGAGCTCGTCAAGCTCGTTGTCGGTCACCGGGATCGCTCCGAGCTCGCCGAGCTCAATGATCGATCCCCGGATGATCGCCGACTTCGCGGCGCCAGTATCGAACCGACGAGTGCCGGCCGGGATCGTCTCGAGAGTGTTCCACCTCGCCGGGCCGAGCTTGAATTCGCCGATCAGCTTGCCGCGGATCTCGATCGGCGTCTTGAGCTTGTACGACCAATTTCCGTCGTCAATCTTGTCGATCGAGCCAACCTCGACCGAGTTGAGGTCTCCGACGAAATCGAATTTCGACCGGCAACTCCCGCACGTGAGATCGAGTTTCAACTCGTTTCCGACCGCGTCTTTTCTCAACCACACGTAAGCATAAAACACGTCGGCCATGTACGCGGTTGAAAGGAGCAACCGTCGCTCCTCGAATTTCATTTTCTCGAAATCGTGGTTGCCGAATCGTATGCACATGGTCGCGAGGACCATTGCGACATACTCCGCGACCGAGGCGTGCTCGTTGGCCGCTCGGATCTTTCCGATCTCGCGTTCCTCTTTGAGGCGCCACGGCCGGACCTCGAAAACCTTGCCGAGGTTTCCGGTCTTGCTGTCGAGAACACCGATCGGGAGCTTCAAACCGTGCTCGCCGAGGGTTGTCCGATTGATCTTGTTTCCGGGTTCGTTGGGTTGCATGGTTTACCTCCAATCGATCGCCGGAGCGATCTTGATAGGTCAAAACCTTGCGGGGTCGTTGCGTCGACGGTTAGACCGGGAGCAACTGATCCGCTTTGAAAGTCCATTCGATGAAAGCGCCCTCGCCCTCGTTTTCCATTGCGAGATCCGGGAGACCTCTCTTGCTCACGTACAACCCGAGCATTGAGTAGGTCGCGATCGTCTGTCCCGAGATCGACTGCAACACAAGGGTCGCCTCTTTTTTGTAAAGAGGCGAAACGGGATCCTGTCCCTCGACGAGCCACGCCTCGAGCGCGATCCGCTCGATCGTATGCCAGAGCGGAGTTTGCGCGGTGAACTCGACCGGGCCCGTGTGCCCTCCACTGGCGGTCGTGCGATCCGGGAGCTCGGTCGTCTGCAACTCCTCCTCGATCCCCGAAATCTCGGTGAAGGTTAGCGCCGGCATCCCGAGCACAAGCAACTGATACTTGTTGACCGGGATGTGATCTTTCTGCAATACGCCTTTCATTGCCTTTCTCCTTTCGGCAAGGATCCCTCTACAAGATCCTTTGACCGGGTTGAGTTGCCTACTCGACGGTCACGGCCGACGCCAAATCGGTCGAGGTCGTCGGCACCGTGCTCGCGTTGTAGTCGGCCCGGAACTGATTGAACTGCGTCACCAGATCGTTTTGCGCGTCGGCGAGTGCCTTGAGCACGTCGTACAGGTTGTCGAATCCCATTGAGTCGTCAAGACCTGCGCCGCCGTCTCCCACATACTTTTTCAGTGTTACCGCCATGACTGATCCTCCTTGTTTTTTCGTTTCGGTGCGACGCTAGATCACGCCGTCCCAAAAACCTTTTTTGGTTTCCTCTTTTTTGAATCCGTGCTCGCCTCCGGGCGGTCCCATCGTGGCGCCGCACTTCGGGCACTTGAATTTGATGCAAGGTGTTCCGCGCTCGGTGTGTTCCATGACAAACCCACACTTCGGACATTCGCAAGTTGCCTTGCCGCCCTGTCGTTGCGGGGGCCCGCCTTGTCCGCGTTGCTTTTTCACGTCTACCATGATCGGCCTCCCGATCCCCCCCTACCGGAACACCTACGCGGCAACCGACTCGAAAATTCCCTGCTTGCCGATTTCGATGATGAACCGCTCGACGGTGTCGGCCAGTTGCAACGCGACTTGCGCGTACATTTCGCCGGCCGCGCGCACGACGTCGGTGTTGATCTCGCTGTCGATCTTGATCCGCGCCGCCTCCTCGAAAGTGTCGCCGCGGAGCGCACGCTTGCGCCACTCCGGCAGGAAAAAGGTTTTCATGGAAGTGAGCGCCATTTTCTCGGTGACCGGATCGTTGATCATGAAAATGATCCAGTCGAACGACTCGCGGAGCACGTTCTCGTAATACGAGAGCATCTCGCGTTGATGCTTCCACTTCCACGCGGGATCGACGTGCAAGGTGCGATCGCCCCACAGGACGAAATTGCCCTTGACCTTTTTGATCAGACCGATCCCGAGCGGGTTGAGATACTCCTCGTCGAGGATCGTGTCTCCCGTCGGGAGCTCGAGGATCGACGGGAGGATCTGATCGACGCCGGCGCCGGCCTTGTGATACCCGGTGTAGTCGACCGCCGTGCGCGCCTCCCGGCCGTGGATCATGCCGGTGCATGAGACGAGCTTGCGCTTGCCCGATCCGTCGTCGTCGGGATCGGTGACATACGCATACGACGGGAAATTCACGACGGCGAAATCGGAACGCCCGATCGTGTCGTTGACGTACAGATCCGCCGACTCCTCGGTCGTGGTCGTGTCCGGCACCTCGATCCGATACTGATGGTTTTTCGCGTCGGCGTATGCGATCCCGGCTTTCTGCACCGCGGTCGAGGTGATCCCCGGCGTTGCCATTTTCACAAGCCCGAGATTCTTGCCGTGGATCTGATTGAACAACGAGGTCGCGGTGTCCCACGCGGCGATATAGTCCGCGTCGGTGAGGTCGGCGATCCCGTCGCGGCCTCCCTCCATTTCCAGCGGAGCGACGACGAGGAACTCGTCGGCCGGCGCGCCGCTCACGGTGAGGTCGGATCCCGGTGCCGCGGTGATCGTGTCGTGATCGTTGTCGACGATCCGATACTTCTCACGCTTCGCATTGACCTTGTCCGGGTACACGTACCCGTCGATCAACGAGTCCGGCACGAACGGCTTGTAGGTCAAGGTCGCGACGTCCGCGGCCTCCCATGCGGTCGCTCCGGCCGTGAGGGTGAACGGAGGTGTCCACTTGTTGTTTGGATCCGTTTGAGTGCCGACGGTCTCACCGCTCGCG